TTCCGGTCGGTGTTATTGATCCAGCGGCTGCGGCTGCCCCTGCCAGATCTTCTACCGGATACACAATAAGCGGTGCTGTGCCGATTCCACCGCCGTTAATGGGTTTAAAAATTCTTGCTGCGTAATAGCCTGGACATACTCCGAAAAGGCTATAAAACTGAGCTAAACTTGTTATCGTGTGCGGTTTGTCCCAGTCTGTGAATGATGCCGCTTTTGCTGTTGCAATCGGAGTCATAAACGTCACTTTCTGCGGAAGTGCTAAAGCTCCCGAAGTCAGATCCTTAAACCCCTGATCGTAAGAACTGCCTGCAGCTCTATTTAGCTGTGTCATTTATTCCTCCGTATCTGTGTTAATATTAAAAATGTCTGACAAAATAGTATCGTTCCCTTTTAAAATTACTGGAACGCTCTGAATTATCTCTTCATCATAATCGACTTGTAAAGTTAAGGTCACGCCGCTTACATGATCTGAATCGTTACTGTTTGGAACGTAAAATTTTCTGCTGGTTATGTTTTGCCGTCTGATAAATTTATCTGTTGTATCAAATCCTAACCGCATATATGTAGCAGTCAAGAAAACCATTCTGATAACTCCAGACACTCTTTGCAGCAACTCGTTTACAGCTTCATCACCTCTTTTATTGTCATCTGATTTTGCCCTTGCCAGAAAGTCGATTGCAAATGTGCTTTCCGGTTTGGTGATCCTTAGAGTTCCATTTTCGTCACGTTCCTCTAAAGGATTAATAATTATAGCGTTGTATTCTTCTGATTGTAATTCCTGAAATCTGTCTTTGAATATGTTCAGGTTATCACCATTCCAGAAAGTTTCCAACATTTCTTTATATGCAATATCATCAGCAACGGCTGAGGCGGTCGCAAGAACTTTTTGAGCTGTCATTTCATTCGTGATTATCAGCTTTATTCTATCCTTGATTATCTCAAGTTTAGATTTAGGTATGATCTGATTTATCACTTCGCATCTCCAAGCTCTATTGTAACGAGATCAAAAGAATAAGAGGGCGTAACTTGTTCAGCTTTAAACTTCCATCTTTTCCCGTCTATCCATTCAAAAGATATGCTCCAATTTGCCATAGCGATCTCATTAATATCCTTTTCATTTCCATAAATATCAAGAGTTTTGAAATCACCGCCATAAACTGTCACATGACCGTTTTTCCCTTTTGCAGGAAGTCCGGTCTCAGCATCAAAAATGGTACTATGAAGCGTTGCAGCTCCTTTAACGGTTTCAGTATTTCCAGAAAGATCAGTAAAAAGGATATCTGTTTGGAATCCTCCACTTGATACTATTTTCTGTGCATCTGAACGCATAAGTTTCTGCAACGCTCCACTCATTATTTATCCTTTTTCTTTTCAGGTTTTTTGTTTGAGGCTTTTGGTGTTTTCACTACCTTTTTTTTCTCAACTTCTTCAACAGGCTTTTTTTTCTTAACTTCCAGCTCTACTGTTCCAAGTTTAAGGTTTGCCGTTGCAAGATCATCAGGAAGCTCTATCTCGCTCCCTTTTGCTATATTCTTTCCTCTATACCTGAAAACATCAGCTTTTACAATCACTTTCATCATCTACCTCCTATGCGAGCACCTTCATACATCCAAAAGTGTTTGAAGTGTGCGGAATATAAAGCGGAAACTTTGAAGCTTCAAGAAAAACTGAGCTTGCATTTTCATCAGTGAAGGTTCTTACATAAAGTGAGCTTGCTTCTCTGGCTCCGATGCTTTTGATGTTTCCGTTCGCAGGAATAAAGCTACTGAAAGCACCCATTCCGATATCCTTGATCACATCAACACCGGCATGATGTATTCTGTAATCACCTGAACCGATAAAAACAACATTGTTTGTATTGATGTATGGTTTAAGTGTTGAATTATCAGCAGGGTCAATATAATCTTCGATCAAAGTCATTAGCCTTACTGTGTGTCCAGCAAAAACAACTTTTCCAAAAAGTGCAAAGCCATTCTCATCAGCTTCTTTAAGATCAATTTCACCGACTGTGAGTTTGAGCTTATTAAACTTGTCCATGAAAGCCGTGTTTGACATAAGCTCGTTAAAAGCCGATTCGCCGAAAACGAGATCCTTAACCCAGCTTGTTCCGCCGGAGTTTGTTGCTACACGTCTACAACGGGATTCAATGTTTGCCCATATTTTGGCTGAAGCGTTATCCCAATAAAGTTCATCACCTGAGTTTGCGAGTGCCTCAAAATTTGTAGAAGGAACGTCAAAAGATACATCATCAACGCCGACACCCATTAAGTCAGTTTTGAAAGGGATTCCGCCTGTCTGAAAAATCTTAGAAGCCTGAAGACATTCCGCTCTTGTGATCTTATCCATCAGAATTGACATATCAGAAGCAAGTTTTGACATCATTGTCACCTGTCTCTGTGCCTTATCATATTCAGTCTGCCCGATTGCTGATCTGTCATAATCAGATAAAACAAAGGGCATTTTTTCAATGTATTTTGGCGGTTCTTCTGTTACTTTCTTCCATACCTGAGCATCATTTACATCGCCCTGTGATCCTCTTGTTCTTGCTTTAGAAGTGTATCTATAGCTTGAGAGTTTATGGAATTCAACGAGGAGAGCATCAGAAATGTCCCCAGGTCTTGACGTGAAATAGGTCGCAAATCCTTTTCTTGGTTTTGCGTACTGTGTGAGCATCCCCACAAAATTAGTTTTTAAGTTTGTTGTTGCCATTTTTTATTTCCTCCTAGTGTCTATTTTCGAGAGTTGTTATTGCTTCAATCCCTGCATTATGAAGCATTTGAAAAACTGTCTGCTCTGAAAGTGTGTTCTTGTATTTGATTATAACATCAAACGCAGGAAGATTAGCAGCCGCACCCTGAGTAACTGCAAGTGTCACAATCTCACCAGCTGTAAGAACTTTGTGAGTTGCATCAAGTGCTCCAAGACTCTCATAAGCTTCATCAGGTGGCTGGTTAGCTGTATCATAAGTTTTTGAAACAATAACATTAGCAGCCAAATCAGCAACAGCTATTACAGCCGTGTTTGAATCGTCAATTCCTGCCGGTGTTCCCTTTGTCATTATTCCTATTTCTTCAATTTCGCTCGCAAGCATTGAGATAAAGGAATTTACAGTCGCAATGTCAGCCCCGGCTGCAAGGTCTGCAACTGGAATTACAGCTACACTTGAGGCAGCTGAACCGCCAAAACTTGGAATACTTGAAATGCTGAAAGTCGCCGGATAAACCAGCATGTCAGCTCTTACGATTCCAGAATAAATAAGATCTTCTTTTGACTCACCTGTTGAACCCATTGTGAACGATCTGTTCAATATTCGTGTAGGTTTCAAAGACTTGTCAGCCCATACTTCGTACTTTCCATCAGCAGAATCAAGACTAAGAAGAGTTCCTTCTGCAAGAACTGTTCCGTTAGCCGCCTTCAGAATTTCGAGCTTTGTTTTAAGGCTTCCTATTCTGAAAGTTTTGTTGTCAATTGTCGTGGTTGTCATCGTTTATACCTCCATTCCAAATTCAGCCATTACGTCATCCATTACCGCCTTGGATATTTCCTTTTTGTCTTCTTCGCCTGTGAGTGCTTCAATTTTTTCATCACCGGTTACAATGGTTTCATCATCTTTTGAAGCTTTAATTTTACTATCAAGAATGCTTTTTGCGGTAGCTTCCTCGATATAAACATCAGCACACTCTGCAACGGTTTTTCCTTCTTTGATGTTTGCCGTTACTGTTTCGTTCTTTGCCTTTCCAAGATATTTCAGATGACCTGAAATTCTTGCTGACTCTTCATCAGTTCCTTTTTTGTAAGCCTTTTCAGTAGCATCTTTTACAGCTGCTCCGAATTCCTCTTCTGTGTAGTTTTTCGCCATGTTAGTCTCCTCCGATATTGTTATAGCGTCAATCATTCCCACCTGTAGTGCTTCCTCTGCTGTTAAAACACCTCCCTTACCGTAATTCAAGTTTATATTTTCAACTGTTGTATTTCTACCACTTGCGACTGCTTCAACAAAAACTGAATGAATGTTGTCGAGTCTTTTTACAACTTCAACCTCTCCCTCTTTTGTGGCAGGATCAAGATACTTTTTAGGTGCATCTGTGGAAGTTATCACCACTTCTTTTATTCCTTCTTTTTCAAGGTATTCTTTCCAATCATAATAAGAAATTATAACACCTATACTTCCAAAAGTTGCTATTTTGCTGGTCGATTCAATTTTATCAGCCTGACTGGCTAGCCAATAAGCAGCAGATGTTGCCAAATACCCAACCCTTGCAATAATTTCTTTTTCCGTTGCTTTTATCACTCTTGCAACATCTTCAACGCCTTTTACCATTCCGCCCGGAGAATCAATATTGAGAATTATCCTATCAACATCCGGATCGTTATCAGCACTTTGTATGTTTTCCTGAATGTCAGTATATTTTGTTCCCCAATATCTACTTGCTCCAAGCTCGCCTATTATTGGAATTACTGCTTCAATTTTGCCATCATTCGCTATTTGTGTTGAATATTCCGCTTTTTTTGGCTCTTCCATGAAGAAAAACGCTTTTGGATCCTCAAAAATCTTTTTCGATCTAGGCAAAATAGTATTTTCGTAATATTCCTTTGTTACCGCAACAAAATCATTCATTATCTTGTTTCTCCGTTGTATCTGTATCTAATTCAAATTTCTGAGGGTCTCTAATCTTGTCTATTTCTGCAAGTTTAATTGATTCTTTTTTAAGTTGCGTCAAGTTTTCGGAATAATTTCCATCGTAATAAGCATCGGTAATATCTTCACCTGTCAAAAACCCTTCGTTTTTAGCAATAGTCAATTCTTTTACCATCTTCAATCCGTCAACATTGGATTTTGGAAGTCCACGCCACGCACACGAACGCCACGCCCCTAATATCTCAAACTTTTCTAAGTTATACATTGACGTTATATATTGCGGTGCTTTTATCCTTGATGTCAAGATCATTCCGTCAAGCCAAAAACAATAAGCAGGATCATTAAAATCTGTTGTAAAAATAAACGTTACTTCTTTTAC